TAATGCAGGAGCCAACATCGAAGCATTGATTGCTGGCAACCACATTAAGGCAACTGGGGGAACAACCAAACCAGTAATCCAAGAAGGAGCCGACAAATAATGGCAAGATTAGTCTTAACAAATGCGAAGGTTACAATAAATTCAGTGAATTTATCAGACCATATCGCTAGCATTACCTTAAGTACCAGTTCCGATGTTGTAGATACAACAGGGTTCTCATCAACAGCAGCAAGAGCGCGAGTTGCTGGTTTGGCAGATAATTCTGTAACTCTTGAGTTTCATCAAGATTATGCAACATCAAATGTAGAAGCAACAATTTATCCACTGATCGGAACTACAACTACTGTGGTTGTTACTCCAGTTGATACAACAGTTAGTGGTACCAACCCTTCCTACACATTCACTGCTCTGGTCGCAGAGTGGCAGCCGCTATCTGGTGCAGTTGGCGAACTAGCCACCGCATCTGTTACTTGGCCAATCTCTGGAACAATCACTAAGGCGGTTGCATAATGGCAAGAATCGTATTAACTAACGCCTCTGTTACTTTTGCAAGTACAGATGTTTCAAGTTATGTAAGTTCAGTAACTTTAAGTTCATCATTAGATGTAGTAGATACCACATCTTTTGGGAACACCGCAAGAACTAGAGTTGCAGGATTAGCAGATAATCAGGTAACAATTGAATTTTTCCAGGACTTCGGCTCTGGACTTCTTGAATCAATTGTTTATCCTACAATTGGAACCTCTGCTGCAATGGTAATTAAGCCAGTATCAGGTTCTACAACTGCAACAAATCCTTCATATTCATTCAATGCGCTAGTTTCAGAATGGCAGCCACTATCTGGTGCCGTCGGTGAACTAGCAACAGCAAGTGTTACCTGGCCAATATCAGGTGCAATAACAAAAGCAACATCATAACTAACTAGGGGGAAATAAAATGGATGGATTATCACTAAAGATCGTAACTAACGATGGTGTAGATAGCGTGTTTTCATTACGCCCACGCACCATCGTTGCTTTCGAGCAAAAGTTCGGCAAGGGATTAGCAAAATTATTTGCGGAGGATCAGAAAATGGAACATATCTATTTTCTAGCCTGGCAATCCCTAAAAGATAATGGGCGAGTTGTAAAACCTTTTGGCCCTGAGTTTTTAGATACACTTGAATCAGTAGAAATGATTTCAGACCCAAATTCAGAATCCACCGCAACAGCCTAACTTTTACCATAGCAACGCTTGCGGTGGAGTACGGAATTTCTCCAAATGAATTACTCGATGCTCCTGACGGCATCTTAGAAGCAATGCTCGCCTATCTAAAAGAAAAAGCAAAGGCAAACAAATATGGCCGATGAGATAATTGTTTTAACAGGTATCAAAGAAACTAATGATGCCTTGAAACAATTTGATAAGGCAGCAGCGCGAAAATTCAATAAGGTAATTAACGATGAATTAAGTAGGGCTGAGCGATCAGCAGATAACTTAGTTATTCAATTTACAAATCCTGCTTATGGAACTCCGATGCGTGGCTGGCGTAAAACTCCAGCCACTAATCCTAGAACTCGCGGTGGCGCTGGCTGGCCAGCCTGGGATGTTTCCACAATTCAGGCAGGCATAACCAAAAGCCGTTCGCAGGGTAAAGTTCGCGGTGATTACACCACTAGCGCAGGTGCGTTAGTTAATAAGAGCGCGGCAGGTGCAATATTTGAAGTTGCAGGGCGTACGCCTGGCAGTGCTAGAAAAAATCAATTTATTAGATATTTAAGCAATTCATTTGGCAAAGCCTCCCGCCTTATTTGGGCAGTTGTTGATAAAGATAAAGAGGCAATTCAAAAGCGAGTTGCAGCAGCCTTAGATGAGGCTAAAAAAACATTACAAACTAATTTAAACGGTAGGAGTTAAAGTGGCAACTGGCGCAATTATTGCTCGGATTATCACCCAATACTCCGCTAAAGGTTCTAAGGCTGCTCAAAAAGATATAACTAAACTTGGCAAAGATTTTGATAAATTTGCTAAAAGAAGTGTTAAAGCATTTGGAATTGCTGCCGCTGCCTCTGCTGCTTTCGCAACTAAGGTTGGCGTTGATGCAGTTCGCGCTGCTATGGATGATCAAAAGAGCCAGGCATTACTTGCTTCAACTTTAAAAAATACCGTCGGTGCTACTGATTCTGCTATTGCTAGTACTGAAAGTTACATAACTTTATTACAAAAGCAAGTTTCTGTTGCAGATGATGAGTTAAGACCTGCGCTGGCTACCCTTACTCGCGCAACTGGTGATCTTGGCTCTGCTCAAGCATTACTAGGCACTGCTTTAAATATTAGTGCTGGAACAGGAAAAGATTTACAAACTGTTTCTTTGGCATTGGCTAAGGCATCAAATGGCAACCTTGGAGCATTAACTAAACTTGGTATTCAACTTGATGCAGGTACACTTAAATCAAAGAATTTTGATAAAGCATTAATTGCTGTAAATAAAACTTTTAAAGATCAGGCTGATGTTCGTGCAAAAACTTTAGAGTTTAGATTAAAAGGTTTAAGTATTACCTATGGCGAAATTCTTGAAACCCTTGGTTATGCACTCCTTCCTGTAATTGAACAGTTTGCCAATGTAATCCAAACTAAAGTTTTGCCTCAATTAGAGTCTTGGATTAATGCCAATAAAGATAGGCTCGCTGCTGGCTTAGAAACCATCCTAACTCAAGTTCCTATTTTAATTCAAAATGTAACTGATTTATTTAGTTATATTCAACGCAACCTTGGCACTATTAAAGTTCTTGGTGCAATATTAGTAAGCACCTTTGCTGGACTTAAAGTTTACGCTGGAATAGTTGCCATAACAGGTGCAATAAACATTTTAACCGCAGCCTTTGGGCGCCAGGCAGCAGCAGGCACGGCAGCAGGAGTTGCCACCGCTTTCGCAACAGGCGGAGTATCAGCCTTAGCCGCAGCAGGTGCAATTGCTGCATTTACAACCGCAGGCTTAATTGCGTATAAGACACTAACTAAAAATACTGATGCAATTAATAGCCAAGGCGATGCCTTGCGTAAAAATGAAAAACTTTGGGGCAGAACTTATGGTAGGCAAGGCCTTAAAGATGCAGGTGCTATTGCAGGTACTGTTGGCAAAATAGTAAGTAACACTAAACAATTAACTGCTGAACAAAAGAAGCAACTTGCAACTACCGAAGCCTTAAATAAATTAAAGGCGATGGGTGTTACACCTACATCTGAAACTGATCCTATTCAACTTGAGGCAGTTCGCTTAAACCTTTTGAAAGAACAGAATCTAGCGCAAAAGAATATGTACGATCTATTACTTGCTAATTATGAAGCAACTGAGAGAACTAGAATTGCTGCGCAACGCTACGCTGATATTTTAATTGCAATCTCAGATAATAAGATAACTACCTATGAGGTTGAAGCACTTGCCGCTAAATGGGGAATTACAACCCAAGAAGTTCTTAAGTATGTTGGAAAAGTTTTAAATGTTCCTAAAATTAATGGTTGGGATTTTGAGGGATTACTTGCAGCCTTTGGCTGGGAGGAAGCACTTAAAGCATTAAATGAGTATTTAAAGATGCTTGCTGCGATGAAAAAACCTCAAGTACCTGTACCTTATACTCCAACTTATTATTCTGATTTAGCCAAAACTTTAGTTGGAACGCCTGGTTATGCAGGTATGACCGCAGGACAAATTGAAGCGGAAAGAATGCGTGAGAGCGGTAATAGATTTAGTGGCCCAGCGATGGCCGAGGGTGGAATCGTTACTAGAGCAACTACTGCACTTATCGGCGAAGCAGGCCCTGAAGCAGTTATTCCACTTAGCAAGATGGGCGGAATGGGAACTACTGTGAACATAACTGTAAACGGCAGTGTAACCTCAGCCTCTGATCTAACTGAGTTTGTTAGAAATGGAATTTTAGCAGGGCAAACTTCAGGTAAAGCAATCACTTCTAGCGTTGTAAATCTATAATGCCAGGTTTACCAGTTGTTGGAGTATCAGTAGATTTTGCAAACGGGCCTGCCTTCGGCAACCCGCTTCTGCTCGATGATCCAACTACCCCACTTGGAACAGGTATCCTAGCCGATGCCCCTGGTGATGTTGTAGATGTTTCAGATATTGCCTTGCAAGTAAGTATTCGTAGAGGTAGAAACCGAATCCTTAATAAATTTGAAGCAGGAACTGCAACAGTAATTTTAGCCGATAATAACGGGGATTTTTCAGCCGAGAACATAAACTCTCCCTACTATGGAAAATTATTACCCCTTCGTAAAATCCGCATTTATGCAGATTATGATGATGGCGGCGGTGTTGATCGCTACTATCTTTATTCAGGCTACATTACTACTTACAACAGCACTTACGGAGTAGGTATTGAGGATACCTCTAAAATTACTTTGCAATGCGTTGATGGTTTTAGATTATTAAACTCAATTTTAATTGATACTGTTGCAGGAACAGGTGTGCAATTAAGTGGCGCTAGAGTAGAAGCCTTGCTTAATGTTGTAGATTTTCCAACATCACAGAGAGTAATAGATTCAGGAAATAGCACCTTACAGGCTGATCCTGGAACCTCTAATAGAAATTTATTAGATGCCATTCAATTAGTTGAATCATCAGAATTTGGTGGTTTTTTTATTGATGGTGAAGGAAATGCAAACTTTTTTTCAAGAGATACTATTAGTAAAAAAGCAGATGAAACTCCAACAATTTTTGCAGATGATGGTTCAGGTATTACTTACAATCAAATTGAGTTTGCCAATGATGATACCTTGCTAGTAAATGATGTAACGGTTACTCGTTTAAATGGAACTAGCCAAAATGTTTTCGATCAAACTTCGATAGATACCTTCTTTTTGCACTCAGGCAAGCGTGATGGAATCTTAGTTCAAACTGATGCCGAGGCTTTAGATCAAGCGCAAACCCTACTAGTAGCCCGAAAAGATACTACTGATCGTATTGATTCAATGACTATAAACCTTGATGATGCGGCTGCTACCTCTAAAATTGTTGCAGGACTAAACCTAGAAATCTTTGATTTAGTCAATGTAACAAAAACAGTTCCTGGGGGTTCTACAATCACCAAAGAACTATTTGTGCAAGGCCTTCAACACGATATAACCAACAATATATTTACCACAAAAATACTAACCGCAGAACCCCTAATCCAAGCCTTTATCCTAGATAGCACTACCTCACAGGGTAAACTAGGTTCTGGTATTCTAAGTTATTAATTAAGGAGCAAAATGGCAAAACAAACCTTCACCACTGGGCAGGTTCTTACCGCAGCCCAAATGACTACCCTGCAACAGACAGCAATGCTAGGCGGTGCAGCCAGCGCGAAAGTTGCATCTTATGTATTAGTTGCCGCTGATGCTGGCGATGCAATAACAATGAATAATGCTGGTGCAACAACAATTACTGTTAATACAGGATTGTTTGCAGCGGGTGATATTGTAACAATTATTAATCTTGGCGCTGGAGCAACAACTATTACTGCTGGTACTGCAACAGTTACAACATCAGGATCATTAGTTTTAGCAACAAATCAAGGTGGAGTTTTGCGATTTACTAGCGCTAGCGCTGCTATCTTTTTCCAATTTGCAACCCCTGCCTCTGGTGATATTGAAGGCGTAACCGCTGGAGCAGGTTTATCAGGTGGCGGAACCTCTGGAACTGTTACTTTAAATATTAATACTCCTGTTGTTGCGAAAACTGCTAACTATACAATTGCAAGCGGTGATGAGGGTAAATTATTCACAATGAACTCTGCTTCCGCTACAACCTTTTCAATTCCAACTGATGCAACATTTAATTTTGCGATAGGAACAACTATTAACTTTGTTTGGATTACTGGCGCAGGTCAGCCAAGTATTGCAGCCGTTACCCCAGGAACAACTACAATTATTTCAACAGGTGCTTCCTCAGTTGCTCCTAAATTAAGAGTAGCCAACTCAGCCGCAACTTGCCTTAAACTAGCAGCAAATTCTTGGTTGGTTACAGGAGATATTGCCTAATGCCAATCTTGGGGATAATTGCTTCATCAAGATTAACGGCCGCGCCAACCTCTTATGAATCTATCTCAACTGTAACTGTTGGCTCAGGCGGTGCGGCTAATATAGAATTTACTTCAATACCT